CATCGATCCGGCCCGCCGCCGGCAGCACCAGGGCCACCAGCGCGTCGAGCGTGCAGCCGGCCGGGATCGCTTCGTCGCGGCGGCGGGCCGGATCGATGTGGGACAGGACAACGCAGCGGATCATGTGTAGCGATAGAACCCCTCGAGGCGGCGCGCCCATTTCGGGGCGCCGTACCGCTCCACCCGGCTTGGGGCGCCGTCATTGCAGGCGTGCAGCATCAGGCCGGGGGCGATGACGAGGCCGACATGATCTAGGCCCCACGACCGGGTGAAGGCGACCACGTCCCACTCCGCCGGTCGTTCCACCCGGCGCCAGGGACCGGCGGCCCGCCCATCGGCCAGGGCGGCCGCGATCTCGGCGCGCTCCTCGGCGCCCGCATAGATCTCGGCACAGGAGGGCAGGACGATCCCCCGCACCTCGGCGAAGGCGAGCCGCACCAGCCCCCAGCAGTCCACGCCGCTGCGGTCCCGCCCCCGGTCCAGATAGGGCAGGCCCACATAGTCGGATGACCAGTGCATCAGAACAGCCCGGGGAACCGGTCGCGTGTCATGCGGTCGCCCGGCAGGGTGAACAGCGAGGTATCCTCCCGCCCCGCGCTCAAGGTGATGGCGCCCTCTCCGCCCTGGGCCGAGGTCAGGTCGAGGTCCGCATATTCGATCTCGACGAAGTCGGGGCTGGAGGCCAGCACCACCTGGATCGTCACCTTCACCTCCCCCAGGATCGGCTCCAGCAGGGGGCCGGCATCCGCCTCCACATTCTCCAGTTGGAGCTGGGCGGAGAGCGGCTCGCCCTCCTTGTCGTCCGGGATCAGCATGTTCATCATGACGAAGGTGAAGGTTTCGCCGTTGCTGATGGTCGCATAGGTCGGCGGGTCGTCGGTCACCCGGGTTGTCGGGTCGGAGGACAGCCGCAGCGGTTCGGGCAGCGACGGGTGAGTGATCGTCACCAGCATCACGCCCACCTCCTCGCAGGTGGGAGCATTCAGGTTCCGCCGGAAGTTCAGCGACAATGACCTCATGGCAGCACCTCCAGGGTGAAGGACGCCAGCCAACGCCCCGTGCTGCGCCGGCTGTACTGGATGCCGCCCTCGCCGAACCGGCAGAGCCACCACGCATCCTGGACGATCACCGCATAGTCGGCATCGGCGAGCGCGCCCACGATCTCCCCGCCGGCCTCGGCGCCCAACGGCAGTCCGTCCCGGAACTGGTCCCGGAACCAGAAGGCCCGGCTGCCGCGCCGCAGATCCTCGGACCAAAACCGGTCGAGGGTGGCGCGCTCGGCAAAGGTCAGGACCATCGTCCCCTGCACCGGGCGTACCGCCGCCGACGTGACCAGCCGAGACTTGGCGGGACCGGCGGACATCTTCTGGAATAGCCGGCCGTCGGGCAGCGTCTCGGCGAGGCTGTCGCGCTGAAGGCGGCACGGCAAGGTGTCGGGCCAGATGGGAGCGGTCACAGCAGCCTCAGGTGTACTTCATGGGGCGGTTGAGCGCGCGCCGCGCCGGCCCGCCAGTCTTGCTGAGAGCCCGCGCCGTCTGCTCCTCGAACACCACGTCCATGCGCTTGCGCCCCTGTTCGTCGGTCCCCTCGCGCACATCCTGCACCCGCGGCGCATTGTGGAAGTGGATCTGCGGGGCGCCCGCTGCGCTGGCCGATCCAGAGCCTCCGCTACGGGCCGTCCCGGCCGCTCCGAGCGGAGCCGGGAGCCTGGGCAGATAGACCCCGTCCACATAGCCGCCGGTCGCGAAGCCCCGGGCGCGTCGGATCGCCTCCAGGTTCCGCACGCCGATGCGCCGCGTGGCCTCGGCGTCGAACACATATTCGCCCCGGTGCACCACGCCGGCCGGCGCATATTTGCCGCCGGGGCCGGTATAGCCGCCGGTGGCGAAGCCGGGGAACAGGCCGGAGAAGATCGAGCCGATGCCCTTGGCCAAGCCCGACATGGCATTGCCGAGGCCCTGGGTGAAGCCCTCCAGGCCCGTGGCCGCCGACTGCGCGCCGGTGGCGAGATTGGTGCCGGCGGTGTTCACCTGGCCCGCCGCTCCGGTCATGGCTTGGCCGACGTTCTTTGCGGCATTTCCAACACCGGATCCGAACTGGCCCACCGATCCTGTCGCGTCGGTCACCGCCCGGTTGAAGCCGGCGGCGGAGGTCTCGAACTGCTGCATCTGGTTGCGCCACCCGGTGTCGCCCGCAGCCGCAGCCGCGCTGCCGGCGCGACGCACGCCAGCTGGCTCGATATGCCAGGGCTCATAGCCCATGGGGTAGTTGAGGCCGTACTTGCTGGCATTGGCCTGCGCCCAGTCGCGGGCCCCAGGGCCATATTGCAGGTCCGCCGCAAGGCCGTAGTTGTGATAGGAGCGCCCCGGTGGCGCCACCATGCGGCCCGAGCCGTCGCTCGCCGCGAACAGCTCGGCCTGGCGCTGGATCGAGCGATAGCCGGACCCCACCGAGATATCGAAGCCGGATGCCTTCGCCGCGTCGATGAAGGCCTTCAGGCGCGAGGCGAACAACTCGTCGAGCCCCTTCATGGCGCCCACCGCCGTCGTTGCACCGCCGCCCGCCGCTCCGGTGTAGGCGCTCACGTTCGCCGGCGCCGCAGTGGCGGTGCGCGCGCCGCCGCCGGTGGCGCCGAAGATCAGCCCGCCGATGTTCAGCCCGCCGCCCGGCATGGCGCCAAACAGCTGCTCGAACAGATGGTTCATGATCATGCGGATGATCTGCTGCTCGAGCATCTGCAGCGAATCCGTGATCGCATCCACCGCGCTCTCGCCCCGGGTGATGGCGATGAGGCCGGAGGAGGCCACGTCCGCCAGCCCGTCCTGCACGCCCTGGGACAGCTGCGCCGCCTTCTGCTTCTGCGCGTCCAGACGCTCCTGCGCCTTGTGGGCCTCGTCCAGGCGCTGCGCCGCCGTGGCGTGCGCCGCCGCCTCGCGCTCGATCTCCGCCGTGAGTTGCGGGGTGATCGCCCGTCCGGCTTCCTTGGCCGCGTTCAGCAGCTCCCACTTCTTTCGCGCATATTCCACCGCATAGGCGCTCTGGCCGAGGGTGGAGATTTCCAGACCCATCTCCTCCCGACGCTTGCGGCTCGCCTCGATCTCCCGCTGATAGTCGTCCGGCTGAGACTTCTTGCCTTCCTCACCGCGGCGCTTCTCCGCCGCGATCTGGTCGATGGCGGCCTGCCGCAACTGCCTTTCGCTGAGGGTGACGCCGTCGGCCGCCGCCTTCTTCTTGATCTCCGCTATGGTCTTCTGGATTTCGAGCTCGCTCTTCGACAGAGCGTTCTGCTTGTCGAGATCGGCGAGGAAGGCTTTGCCTGACGTCACCATCTTGTCGTAGGCAGCCATGGAGGCGTTTTCTGCCTGCCGGAAGGATGGCGGGTTCAACGTCGCCAGCTGCTCTTTCAGGTTCGCCACGGCAGCTGCTGACTTCGCAATCGCGTCCAGCAGAGGGGCCATCTGATCCGCCAGCCTCTGAAGATTTGGGTTCGCATTGGCCAGGCTGTATAGCGCATTCTTGACCTGGTCAGCGGTCAGCCCACCCGCCACCAATTTATCGCGGAGGTCTTCGAGACTGGAAATCTGTTCATCCGACACCAGTCGTCGGGGAGCATTCTGAAGAATATCTGAGAATAACTGACTTGCTTGAGACCGCGCCGCAGCAAGAGCCGCCTCACCAGCCTTCAGACCGGAAACAAGCTGATTGCGCACCTGCTCATCAATTCCGGTCGCCGCTTGCTTCACAGCATGAGCGGTGCCATTCGCCGCGGCCTCAACCTGACGCAGCGCCTCAGCATAAACGCGAGCGCCAGCGCTGGCCTTTTCCGACGAGCTCGCGAAGAGCGCGAGAGCACCGACGACCGCCCCGCCGATCACCAAACCCACAGGGCCGGCGGCGGCGCCAAGGCCGGAAATGGTTGTGGCGATCGCGGTCATTGCCGTTGCGCCGCGCAAGGCAGCCAGGAACCGAACGAGCGCGGCCGTGCCCAGGCCCAGGTTGACAATCATGGGCAGGATGGCCCGGCCCACCAACGCCCCTGCGATGATGCTTGCGACCTTCAGCACCATGTTGGCGGTCGCGTCGAAATTGTCCGCCAGAAGGTTCAGCCCCTGCACCAGGCGCTGCGAGGCGCCGAGGCTGCTGTCCGTCTCGCCGATGTACTTGGTCAGAGCGTTCTCAACATTGGTCATACCCTGCGCGATGGTCTGCGTGGCGTTCGCAGCCATCGCCTTGATCGTCGGCAGTCCCTTGATGAAGGCCTGGAAGAAATCGCGGCCGGAAACGGCCCCGTCCGTCACCAATTGCTTGAGCTTGCTCACGCTCCCGCCGGCCTTGTCGAGGCCATTGGCGACCGCGATCAGGATCGGCCGAGCCCCCTCCTGGACCGAATTGAACTCTTCCGCCTGCACCCGCGCCGATCCGAGCAGCTGCCCGAGCTGCAACAGCGCGCCGGCGGCTTCTTCGGATGACGTTCCGGCAACCCGCAGCGCTGTGGCGACGCCATCGGCGAAGGTGATCAGATCCTCGGTTGAGGCCCCGAGATTGTCGGCGGATTGCGCTGCCTTGCCATAGAGGTCCGCCAGCGCTCCGATGGGGGCGCCGTTCGCCTGCGCCGATGCAAACAGCCGGTCCAAGACCGCCACCTGCCGCGCGCCGGTGACGCCGGCCACGGCTAGGGAGTTCTTTGCTTTGGTCCAAGCATCGGCATAAGCGAGCACCTCGCGCGCAGTCAGCGCCGCGCCGATGCCGGCGAGCGGCGCCACCAGCCCGGCGGCCATGCTGCGACCCAGAGCGTTGAGGTTGCGCTCGCTCTGCCGCCACCGGTTCTCGATGGCCCGGGCCTGCCGGTTCGTCACACCCATCGCCTGCTGCATCCCATTCTGGTATTGCTTCAGGTCGGCGGACAACTGCACGACGAGCTTTTCGAGGTCAGTGGCCATAATCGCCCTTCACCATCTCCCACAGTTCATCCCGGTCGGCATCCGACATCCGCTCGCTCCGCTTTGGATCGTGAGCGTCGGCATAGCCTTCCACCGCCGCCATGAACTGCCACATGGTCATGGTGCGCACCTGCTGGGGCGACCACCCCAGGGCCGCCCCGGCGCCGTAGATGGCGGCGAGCCTGAACTTGCCGTTCGGGAGGTCGTCTAGACGCTCCCCGGGCTCGCCGCCCCGCTTTTTCCCAGCACCTCCTCCGGCGCCCCCTGCACCGCCACCCCCAGAACCACCTGCGCGAACAGCACGTTCTCGCCGGGCGGGCGGGCCATCACATAGGTGCGCACCAGCTTCAGGGCCTCGGCCGGCGCCATGCCGCCGCCAATCAGGCCGAGCCGCAGCACCTGGGCGATGTCGCCCACCTTCCAGGTGCCGTCCTGAAGCCGGTTGAGGATGACCAGCGGGCCGGCATCGCAGGCCTCCTGGAGCTGCTCCAGCTCGCCCCAGGCGAGGCGGAAGGAATAGGTCCCGTCCGCGAAGTCGAGTTCGATGCGTGCGTCGCGGCTCATCAGGACACCGTCCGCACCATCTCGCCGTCGCTCTGCATCTCGACGGACGACGTCACCCGGCCCGACTGCGGCGCCTCGGCCCCGAACTTGGTGACGTGCATCTTGCCGGTGTAGGTCACCACCGTGGAGGGGAAGGTCAGGATGATCTTCACGGCGATGCTGTCGGTGGCATGGAAGGCGTCGAGCCAGGTGGTGACGCTCTCCTCGGCGAGCACGCCTTCGCCGGAGATGGACATTGACAGGCTTTCGGCGTCGCGCGCCAGCCAGCCCACGGCCGTGGGATCGTCGCAGTCCGGCAGGTTCGTTTCCGCCGTCGCCTTGTCGAGGCTCAGGCTCTTGGAGGTGAAGCCGCAGGGCGCGGCATAGGTGCCGGTGCCGGCCAGGTCGAGCTGGACGACCACCTTGCCGCCCTTGATGGTGGTGGGCTGGGCCATTGAACTTC